AGAGAAATAAATGTTATATTGTTCTCCTTCTAATAATAATTCTCTAACTGCTTCTAAATCGGTTCCATGTTCACTTACTATTTCAGTATGTAAAACAAAAGCACATTTTTTAGCCTGTTCAATAGGTAATTGATCTATAAACAATTTATAAGCTAACATAGTGTCAGGAATTTGTTTACGTCTGATATTTCTAGAGTTAAAAAATAGAACAAAATCATATTCTTTATTTCCAAATAATGCTTTTTTGAATTTAACTAAATCAGCATCACTTTTATCCAACGGTTTCATTAATTCATGATTTAAACCGTGAGGAACATATCTGATAACTTTATTTTTAGCTTTATCACCTAAAACTAATTTATTAATATTAACTGTTTGTTTTGAAATTCCCATCAATAAATCACAAGCATCATAATATGCTTTATTGTATAATGGTGCCGGATAATCATCCCAAATATTCAAATATGCTATAGGAATATTTTTACGAATTTCATTTTCAATTTGGAAAATATGAATAAAATAACGAGGATCAGTAATTAATAATATAGCATCTGGTTTTTCAAGATCAATGATATTACGAATTAATTCTTGAGTTCCATAACCATCTACAGGATAAACAAATACAGAAGAATCTGTTAGACCTGAAGTTTCATTTGTTGATTGAGATAAATCAAAACGTTTACCGGCATCGGGGTGTTTAATAGAACCACCTAAGCAAACCCAATTAAAATGTTGTGCTGTGTGTAAAACGACTTCTCTACCCACTGTAGCTACACCTGAGTGTACTCGAATATCGTCTGTAATTAGGAGAATTTTTTTCCTCTTCTCAGGAGGCAAATACATAAACTCTGAATTCATATAACTATTTTAGTGTTTTTAATTAATCTTTTGTATCTATATTGTTGTGATTGTGAATTTGTTTTCTAAAATTCTCATCAGTAAGATACAAATGAATAGTGCGGTCGGCAAGTTTTTGCAAGGAAAATTTGTACTTAACACAAGCGATTTTAAAACTCTCGAATAACTCGCTCTGTACCTTTACAGAGGTCAATGTCATGTCTTTTTTGCTCATAAATTTAATTTTGTTATCGTATATAAATATATTAGGATTCTTATAAAGTCAAACCCTTATCGCAAAGTTCTTTCTTATCTTTAAAAGGACAAAATGAACAATTGTGTTTACTTGGTTGAGGTTGATAACTTTTATCTTTGTGAGTTCCATCTACATTAAATACTTCTTCAATAAATTCTTTTACAGCAGTAGTTGCTTTATTTAATTTTACTTTACCACTTGCTGGTTCAAATATTTGAACTCGTCTAATAGGGAAATCACTTACTTCAGGTACCTTTCGTTTAACTATAAAAAATTCTACTTCAATATTGTCAATAGGGATATTATATAATTGGCTGAAGTATTGTTTGTATAATATTAATTGAAATTGTTTATCTTCGTCTTTTTTATTTATATCACTCCAACCACGAGTTGATGTTTTAATATCAATAATTTTAATTTTATTTGTTGGTTCATGATATAAAACTAAGTCTAAATAACCTTTGTAAATTGTATTTTTGTATGTTGGGTTGGGAGTTAATTGAATAGGTAATTCACAACCTACTAAACTCCATTCTTTTTTACTAAAATAAGTATTTCTTTTTTTCTTAATATATTTTAAAATTTCAACCCCGTCGTTATAAAATTCTCTTAATTCACTAGGATTACTAAAATGAACTTTTTTATTATCCTCATAACTTTTTCTATAAACTTCACCTAATTTATCTTCAAAATAAGTTTCTAAATCAATTCGATCAGCTTCGGCAGCACTTACTTCATACAACGTAGTTATGTAATGTTGTAATGTTTCATGTAATGCTGTACCAAACGTCATATGAATAGACTGTTCTGAGGTATAATGTCCATCTTTGTATTGTAAAGACCATTTACGAGGACAACTACGAAATACAGACAACTGACTAAATGATATCGATTTTTGATATGCATATTCAATTGGTAAGAAAGTACGTTGTCTAACTTCTTTTATTATTGCTGGTATAACCTTTTTCTTTTTACTCAAAACTTATTAAATGTATGGTAATTTGTATAGTAAGCGTATCCGTTTATTTTATTATTACTCAAAAATATTTCTAATTCAGGATATCTTGATTTCATAATTCGGGGTGTTAAATCCCATTGGTAGTGGATTTCTGATTCTACTCCATCAACTGCGTCTTGAGGACATAAATATGGAACTGCAACTAAACACTTAATATTTTTTTCAGTGATTGATTGAATTAATCTTTGAGCTTTCCAAACCGGGATATGTTCTAAAACATCTCCTATAATGATATAATCGTAATCATCTATTTCAAATTCAGTAATATCGCCAGTAAACACATTACCATAGTATTTTCTAATACCATATTGTTCAACATAGGGTTCATGGATTTCAATAGCATCAATGTTTAAATCAGATAAATTCATCCCATAAGTACCTATCCCCGGACCTACATCTAATATTTTATATCGTTGAGGTAGATGCTCTAACACCATCGTTCTGATGTGTTCGAATATAGCACTTTTTAAATCATTTGAACTTGTAGGCATTTATTTTTTCCATTTATCTCTTAAAACCATCATTGCTATAATCCCGTAGTTAGCAATGTCTATAAAACTATCAACCATACTTTCTCCACTAACATAATTCTTACCGTTTTTAAGTAAGTTTTTTAAGCGGTTAATTTTATCGTTGCAACGTAACCAAATTCCCATAATTGAAAATTTAACATCTTCTTCTTCAGATAAATCTGATCCTAAAGCGATGTTTCCAATTCCATAATCCATCATTTTTTTAGCAAACAAAGTATATTGTTCGGTTTGGATTTTTTTAAATTCCTCAGCTAATGTAGGGTATGTTTCTTCAAATGCTTTTATTGCATTTTTGTTCTCATATGAGTAAGGGTATAACTCGTTATTTTTTGTCATAGAATTAAGTCTTTTAATAATTTTTTCTGTTCTTTTTCATCTACACCATGTTTGTGTAAAATGTGAGCAATACCGTCTTTGCCTAGAATATACGAATATTCTTCGGCTTCTCCAAGCGAAACGGTATATTCTTTAGCAATGTACTGTAGAAGAGTGTCGGGGGTACGTTTTTTAGATGACTTAATGTACTTTAAAAAAACATTTTTTTTCGGAATCATGTCGCAATAGATTTTATAGATTTTTTCTTTTTCGGTGTATGGTATGGTTTGAATGTAATTTGCTATATCAATATATCCTTCATACATACTGATGAAACGATGAGTCATATAAGGGTTAAATGACTCCTTTTCAACTTCTGTAAATGATTCCCATCTACGTTTCTCTCCTGTAATTTGTTTTAAAAAATCAAATATTGTCATTGCTAAATTCTTCTCTTAGTTCTTTAGGTAACATTTCAATTAATATATTTCCTGTTTTTACATCATAAAATACGGGTACTGGTATAACTGCATCTTCTGAAGTGCCAGCTACGAATTTAGATACTTTACGTAAAATAACTCCTTCAGCAAATAATTTGTTTCCTTCAGGTGATGTAATTGATGTTGTTGACTTGATGTCAATGTTTAATTTTGGTTGGTTCATAATACTTTTTTATTTAAAATTGTTTGTAATATTTTTGATAATAATGCACAAAAACATATTTCTTGGTCTACTCTTGATAATGAATGAAATTTGTATTCTTCAATATAAATGATTAAAATACCATCATTGTTCTTAGAATATTCACCTAACGAATCATATAAAAATCGATATAAATCCTCATAATCATTTAAATCAGCGTCGGCCAATATTTGTCTAAGTGTATTGAACGATTTAGCATTTGGTGCTTTTAATTCGGCCAGTATTTGCTGTTTATAGTCATTAGATACATTAATTGTGTTGTCTAATTTTAATACATTATTTACAGTATATTTTTGACAACTGTTAATAATTCGTCTATAATCAGGGTAGAATTTTTTGATTATAATAGCAATGTCTTCTAATGTGTGTTCTATGTTTTGACTATTTAAGATATTGTCAATATGTTGAGCAATTACCTTTTTTGATGGTGGTTGTAAGTCAAATTCTTGACAACGACTACGAAGCGGATCTATTAAACGTTCTGGGTAGTTACCTGTTAAGATGAAACGTGTTTTTAAACTATATGTTTCCATCATGTTTAATAATACTACCTGAGATGCTTGTAATATGTGAGTTGCTTCATCTAGTATTACAATTTTAAGTGGTTTAAAGCTACTAGCCGCAGCAAATGAACCTACTTTTTCTCTCATAACATCCATACTTCTTTCATCAGCAGCATTAATATAAAGAAAATCACAATCAATGTTATTAACTAATATTTTTGCTAATGTAGTTTTACCTGAGCCAGGTTTACCAGCGAATAATAAGTGTGGAATGTCTTGTTTATCAATAAATTCCTGAAATTTGTTTCTGTTCTCTTCGGTACAAACATAACCTTCTAAGGT